CTGGGCGACGCTTACGACGAAGAAGGCAACACAACCAGCGTGTTCAACGCTTTGCCTGACTCATTGAAAGACATGTTCTTCCCCGCTGCCATTCGTGACGGCGAAAACCCTGTTCGTTTTTCCAAAAACGGGTTCAACATGATTTCGCAAGGCACTCCGGGCTTCGGTCCGCTTATTACTGTGCCTGTGCGCGAAGCAATGATTACATCTCCAGAACTAGAAACCACTCTGGGTTTCATGTTCCCGTTTGGGCACCCTCATGGCGGGTTTTTGGAGCGTCTAGCTGTCAGTCTTGCACCTGCATGGGGCAAAAACGTTCAGAACCTTCTGACTGAAACGCATACTAGGAAAGTTTTGGTTGGGCGAATGTTCCGTGACCTTCATATTCAAATGGCAGAAGCTGGCGATCCATTGGATTGGAACGACGAACTAGCTGTTATGCAAGTTCAAGAGGAAGCAGAAAAGCGAGTAAATGATTTCTTTATGTTCCGTGTTGCTGCTGGCCTGTTTTCGCCTACTTCTACAACGGTTTTGAGTCCTTACGAACCTCTTGTGCAGGAATACCGAGAGTTGGAGCAGAAATACGACTTCCGAGAAGCCCAGTTGCGGTTCTTGGACATGTACGGGCCTGATTTCTTTGCTTTGACAGGCCGTATGTCGCAGTTGAACGACGGTGTGCGTGCAACTGTCGAAAATGAAGAGCTTTACCGGCAGAATCAGGAGCTAATTCAGGCTCATCCGGCGATTGGTGCTTGGGTTTCGGGCAGTATTGGCCCTGTGGACGAGAATTATGTGTTCTCGCAGGTTGTTTACAACCGTCAGTTCAACACTCCGACCGGTCCAGGGTCTGATGAGACTCGTCGCGAGATTAAATCTCCTGTTGAGTACGTTGAAGACACTCAGATCACTCAGGGCTGGATTGAATACTCTGCTATGAACGACATGGTGCGTAATTGGCAGGATGGCGCAGATGGTGTGGGTTTGTCGGCTTCGTTGAACGCGAACCACATGCAGCGTGTTGCTGCTATGAAACAGCAAGTTATTGACGAAATTAGCGAGAAGTTTCCTGCGTGGCGTAGAGAGTTTGACGATTTCAATTCATCAAACCAGGCGATGATTGACGTTTATGACGGTGTTGCGGCTGCTCTTCAGTACGAAAACATTGTTGTGCGGCCTTCGACTCCGCATTTGTTGGAGTTCTTGTCGTTGCGGATCACGGTTCAGGACATGTTGAAGGATCGTGAAGCGAAGGGCGGTAGTGACAACATTACTGCTGAGGATAACGCTGACATTAAATTGTTCTGGGAAGAAACGAAGGACGACATTGGTTCTCGTCCTGATTTTTCTCCTCTTTACGACAGGTATTTCGATAGAGATAGACTGTTGCCGCAGACCTTTATTAACGCTGAAGATTTCCCGTTGTCTGGTATGCCGAGGTATGTGTGATGGCTGAAGAAGTAACTCCAGAAGAACTTGAATCAGAAGAAGTTGAACCTGAACCAATCGAAATTATTGAGCAGAACATTGCGGGTGGTTACCCGTGGATTAATGCTGCGGCTGATGTTGCTGCCAACCCTTACATCTTTGAAGAGCCAATTCTGGGCTTTACCGAAGGCGACATTACTGAGCCTCTTGCGCCAGGCACCTACGCTTTAGAAGAAATCCCTGAAGCTGGCGTTGAACCTATCCTTCGAAAAGATGTTATTGACGCGTTGCCAGACTACTTGGACGCTGACGCCCAAGCTCTTCTAGCAATGGAAATGTTCCTAAACGTTGACGCAGCTTACGGAGACATTGACCAAGTCTTCGAAGAAGACGGATCGGTCAATCAAGAAACTTTCTTGCTTGCTGTAGAAACGACGTTGGCTTATGCAGCTAAAGCTGGTCCGGTTGGATACGACACGACCACGAAGTATCTGAACATCCTGACGAGTGCTAGTGGTGCGTCTGCTGATGATTTGCAGCAGCAGTTCCAAGAAGAACAAAAGAAAAGTTCTGGGACGTTTCCTGGGATCGTGTTGAACCGTATTGCTGATACGGGGTTTTCGAATGTGCTTGGTCGTACAGCTTCGAAACGTGAGCAACAGTTGTTTTCTGAAATGATTTTGGAGCTTGGGGATTCGATTACGAGCGAAGGGCAGATTGGTTTGGAAGCTGAAGAGTTTGCTCGTCAGCAAGATCCTTTGGAGGCAAAGGTGATGGATTACCGCGATGCTGCTGACAAGATTATGAATGTGATGGGGTTGGCATAATGCTTCTTCGTATTTTCCGTAAACTGCTTGAGCGTGGTGTTGATCCTGCTGTTGCTCAAGAAATGGCAGAACAGCTTGATCGTGAAATCAAACTGTCTGATGACCGTATGGGCCAGGCTCGTAACGCTCTTGCGCAAAGTACTCCTCCTGCTGAGCCGTTAGTTACTTATGAACTTACAGATGAGCAGATGGATCGGATGCTTGATCTGTATATGCAGAATCGGGAAGTTAAACTTTCTGATAACCGCATGGAGCAAGCTGAAGCAGCTTTTGCTCTAAGCCAAACTCCTGAAGAGAGAGAAACTCTTGAAATTCTTTTGAGCATGGGCATGGACCCTGAAGATGCTGAACGCATGGCTCAAACGATTAACGATATTCGTAGGGCTGAAGGCACAACTCGTGAAGGAGAGGTTGCTCAACGTCGAGAAGAAAATGAAAAGTATCTGCGTGGACAAGCTATTCTTGATGAGTGGACTGAACGTTTCTATGGTTCGCTTCGACCGCTTGATCCTCCTTCAGTTCAAGACACGCCAGGCAATCGTGAGCCTATGCCTACGCCTACGACTGCTCCTGTTTCGTCTGAAGAACGTGTGCCGGTTCAAGACACACCAGGCAATCGTGAGCCTCAAACTGTTCCAAAGCCAGGAGAAGAACCTGCACCTGCACAAAACACGGTGCCAACCGGTCGTCCTGGGACGCCTAATCCGCAAACTGAACCTGTTCAGCGGAGAACGTACGTTCTTCCAGCAGACGAAGACCCTGAACAGTATGCAGATTTCTTTGTGCAAATATTTGATCGACTTGGATCAGATACCACGTTTGATGCCAAGGGTGATACTTCAGAGCTAAACGCGTGGGCTAGTCGTCTTGAAGACACCGAAACGCGGATGTTGTTTGCTCCTAGAGAGTATGTGACCCGTACCGAAACTAAACGTGGTGACGAGTGGAACAATCTTGTAGAACAAGCTTTGGATTCTGCAAATGCTCGTCGTCAACGCGTCGGTGCCAACATCTTTATTAATGAACTCTTTGAATCTTTAGAAGGAGCAGACGAAAATTTCGTTGGAGATTCAAAGTTTGATGGCAGCGGTGTTAACCATGCTGACCATATCTTTGCCTTCAACGAGCTTGTTTTTGGCAAACAAATCGACATGAGAGCACTTGCTCGTGGCGAAACGATTAGCGTTGGTGATATTGAACTCAGCAATGGTTACCTCATTCCTGACGTTCAATTGTCTTCTCTTCAGGATTACGTTGATCTAAATAATCAACTTTATGAAAACGTAGAACCAAAAAGCATTTGGGAAATCTTCAGTAGGCCCGAAGAGGCATACGAAGATGGTGTTAGCGTTGGAGAACGTCTAAAGATCGAATACGACCATTTGGATCGTGTTTTTAACGACTGGTTTGGTGTTAACGATCCGCCAGGTCGTGACATTTTTGAAATCCCTTTGGATTGGCTGCTGCTTTACGATGATCGTATTGATTCTTCTGAAGCTGCACGCGACGAATATCAGATTCTAGACACCACAATTAACCAGCTTGGCAGCACAAACCCCCGAGACGTTGGCGGCGGTCTTATTCGTGCAGGTTACACAAGTGAGCTAGAACTTCTTCAAGTTCCTGTTGAAGAAGACGGCAGCGTTTACGGTCCTGACAAGGACCTAATTGAGAATGCTAAGTCTGCAGTTGGTTCGGTTGAACCTCCCGGTGGGTATCCTGTTTCTGGTCCTGGCTATTACGGACCTGGCGATTTCCGTCCTGCTCCGCCTCTTACTGGTCCTGGCTACTATGGCCCTGGCGATTTCCGTCCTGCTCCTGACGATGCAGACATTATTGGCGGCGTTGGCGGCGTTGACGGCGTTGGCGGCGTTGACGGCTCTGAAGTTGATTGGGACAGTCTTGATCCTGATGACTACCAGATTCTTAAAGACTACATTTCACAAAACTACGGTGGTTTCTCGTTCTTTCTTGAACTAGAAGACGAAACTCTAAACATTGGTCTAAATGAGTACGACAAGCCGGTTGAACGTAACTCGCCTGAAGCTGTCCGTAATGTTCATATTTTGAAATACATTACTGGCGACTATGTCACTCATGACATGACTGGCAGAGCAGGTCAGATTACTGACGATCAGCTACTGTTTGAAGCTCTTCGTGCTACCGAGTGGTATCAGACTACGAACGTTTCGATGCGTGAGTGGCAAGGCGGCGGCGGTGTAGGCAACAAATACGCTCTTGTTGGCGGCGCTGATCCTATGGCTCGGTTCCAAGAACTGAATATTTATGAACGTCAACAAATTGTTGGGGTTGGTGTAACCGACAGTATTTATGAGGATTTGCTTACTGCTGCCAAACAATTGATGGGGCCAGGAGCCGAAGACACAATTGGTCAAGAACGGCTAATGCTGCTTGCTGCTGAAATTGATTATTTAGGTTACGACACCGACAATATTGAACTGCGTAAACGTCTTCTAGATACTGTTGTTAATTCAGAACAGCAGTTCCAATCTGGTACTGCTGACTTTAGCTCTTTCAGATTTAATCGTGATTGGGTTGATACGCGTGCTCGCGATTTCTACCTTCCCATTACTGAAGAACGTCGCAACTCGTATGCAGAGAAATTGTTTACGGGCGAAATGACAGAATCTGATATTATTGCTCAGATTCGTACTCAAGCTATTTCTCGTTACGGAACTAGCGATCAAGTTCGTGCTGCTTTGCAGGCTGGTTTGACAATGTCTGATTACTTTGATCCGTACATTGCTGAGATGGAAACTATTCTTGATCGTCCCGTTGACTTGATGATGGAGTTTCCTGAGATTATTGAGATGGTTTCGGCTGACGGGGTTGCGCGTCCGATGACTCATGCCGAGTTGGGTGAGTATGTGCGTGGGTTGCCTGAGTGGGGTCAGACCGATCAGGGTCAGGACACGGCTCGTGGTTTGGTTCAGTCGATTGGCGCGTTGTTTGGGGAGACAGCATAATGATTCCTGGTGGAGATGCATTGAAAGAAGCTTTGAATACGCGTGGTGCGTTTGCTGAAGCTATTCTTCGTGGTATTGGTGCTCCAGTAAGCGACATGAATATGCGCTCAATGCTTGCTTGGATGACTGGTGAAAACACCAAAGCAGCGTTTAATCCGTTGGCAACAACGCGTAAAGGATTTGACGGTGCAACTGAATTCAACTCGGCTGGTGTTAAGAATTTTAAAGATTTTCAGCAAGGTGTTGAGGCAACACTTGAAACTTTGAATTTGGGTTATTACACAGATGTTGTCGCTGCTTTGCAGCGGGGCACAACTCCTTATGAGTTGCAGCAGCTTGTTGTTGCTTCTCCTTGGGGTACTCAACATTTTGGAACTGGTGACACAAAGGATTTGACAACGCCTTTGGGTCAGCAATCAAGCGGTCAAATGATTTCGTCTTTGGGGCTTCAAAGCGATCCAACTTCGGTTGATGAAGCTTCTGCTGAGGTGCAAGATGCTTGGGCAATTGCTAAGCAAATGCTTGACGATTACGGTTTGAGCGAGTTGTTTCCTGAGATTGAGTCGTATTTGTTGAAGGGCCTGTCGCCGGAAGCTGCGATTGGTCGTGTCAAAGATACTGAAACTTACAAGAAGCGTTTTGCTGGGATGCAAGCTCGTTTGGATAACGGCTATAACGCTATTTCTCCTGCTCAGTATTTGTCACAGGAAACTGCTATTAAGCAGTTGATGGCAGAAGCTGGTTTTGCTCCTGGGTTCTATGACGAGCCAGAGGATTTGGCTGAGTTTATTGCTAACGATGTTCGTCCTGAAGAAGTTCGGGATCGGATTAAGCTTGCTCAGCGTGCGGTGATGGACGCTGATCCTTTGATTAAGGCAGAGCTACAGGAACGGTTTGGGATTGGTTTGGATAGCGAGGCTGATTTGGTTTCGTATTTCCTTGATCCTGAGCGTGCTGTGCCGATTCTGGAGATGAAGAGCCAGGTTGGTGTGGCTGAGTTGGGTGCAGCTACGCAGCGTGCGATGGGTACTGGTCTTACTTTGCAGACTGAGACTGCTCAGGAGCTTGTGCGTCGTGGCTATTCGCAGCGTGAGATTGGTGAGCGTTTGAAGGGCCGTGGCGGTATGACTCAGCGCATGTTGGGTGAGGGTCGCGGTATTTCGGCTACTGAGGTGGCTGCTGCGGAGTTTGGTTTGGATTCTGAGGCTGTTGCTAATGTGCGTCGTTTGCGTCAGGAACGGCAGCAGCGTGGTTCTCGTATGAGCGGTGCGATGGTTACTCAGGCTGGTGTTACTGGTCTTGGTGCTGTCAATACTTGACGCTCATTGTTAAAACCTTTAATCTGAATATCGAATCGGCCCTCATGCGGGGTGAGCTGTTTCAACATATTCTTCCGTTTGCATTCCACCGGTGTAAACGCGTACTAGAGGTGAGTGACATATGACAGAGAATACGCCTACCGAGGCTGAAACTGTTAGCCAAGATTCGAAGCCTAACTGGCGACGTGACCTTGAAGCCCGTGCTACTGCGGGTGATGAGGCTGTTGCTGAACTGGCACAGTTGCGACGCGAGTTGTCGTTCCGTGATGCAGGTGTTGATCCTAGCTCTAAGCAGGGTCAGTATTTTATGCGGGGCTACGACGGCGAAATGACTGTTGACGCTATTCGTGCTGAAGCTTCTGAACTTGGGTTGACCGGAGAGAGTAAAACTCCGTATGCCCAGACCGAACCGTTTGATTACGGTGCGGAGGAGCGGATTGCGATGGCGGCTACCGAAGCTGAACCTGTTGTTGATCCCACTCTAGATGCGCTGATTCGTCAGGCTACTAACCCTGAAGAACTGCAAGCTGTGATGGAAGCTCACGGGTACACTTGGAACGCAGCAGTTTAAGCTGACGTAGGCCATAGAGATTAGGAAATCTCATGGCTGATTACGTTTCCAACATGACTAAGACCGGAAGCCTGTCTTCCGGCGCAACTACCGCGTTTGAGCAGCTTGCTTACTTTGCGCTGCGTTCGCAGCCGATGCTTGAAATGGTTTGTGACGTTAAGTCCACGAACCAGACTCACCAGGGTGCATCGGTCCAGTTCACCATTTATGACGACCTTAACCGCGCTATTTCGCCGCTGACCGAGGGTGAAGAAATTACCCCGGTCGCTCTGAGCGACAGCAACGTGACCGTTACTCTTGCTGAGTACGGCAACGCTGTTGTTACTTCGGCCAAGCTGCGCGGCCAGTCGTTCATGAACGTGGACGCTGACGCTGCCAACATTGTCGGCTACAACATGGCGAACTCTATGGACCAGATTGTCCATGATCTCCTTGTTGCTGGCTCCAACGTTGCATACGCCGGTGACGCCACCTCGCGTGTGACCGTTGATGCTACCGACAACCTTGACGCTGCTGACATCCGCAAGGAAGTTGCTGCGCTTCGTGGCGCTAGCGTTGCTACCTTTACCGGTGGCAGCTACCTCGGCATGATCCACCCGGACGTGTCGTACGACCTGCGTGACGACACCACTGTGACTGACATTATTCAGTTCCAGATTCGTCAGGACAGCGCTGCTGTTCGTGCAGGCAGCATTGGCACCTTCGGTGGTGTGGAGTTCATCGAAACTCCGCGTCTGGGCCTTGGCCTTGACAGCAGCACCTGGGCTGACGCTGGCGCTTCCAGCACCGTCGACGTGTACCCGACGATGATCCTCGGCAAGCAGGGCATGGCTAAGGCGCACTCGCGTGCGGCTGGTTTCGGTCCCAACCCGTCGATCGTCAACGGTCCCGTCACCGACATCCTGCGTCGTTTCCAGCCCGTCGGCTGGTATCACCTTGTCGGCTACGGTCGGTTCCGTGAGGCTGCGATTCGTCGTATCGAATCGTCGTCCAGCATCGGGGCTAACGCCTGATAATCAGGTAATGTAAGATTTGTGGGGGGCCGGGAAGGTCCTGGCTCCCCACCTTTCTTTGGAGTTCTTATGGCTAGTGGCCTTTACGCAATTACGTTCTTGAACGCACTAAAGAACGATCTTGACCTTGATCTTGACGACACGACCGCTGACCGGTTCAAGGTCATGCTGGTTACTTCGTCGTACACCCCTGACTTTGGCACGCACGATTTTAAGGCTGATGTCACCAACGAGGTGTCTGGCACCGGCTACGACGCTGACGGCAAGTCGCTGAGTTCGGTGACGCTTACGCAGTCAGGCGGCACGATTACGTTTGATGCTGACGACGTAACGTGGGCATCTTCTACGATTACGGCACGCGGTGCTGTTGTGTACGACAGTTCGCTACCAAGTGAACCGTTGATTTGTTACATCGATTTTGGTGCTGACAAGTCGTCGTCGTCTGGCGACTTTGTGTTGTCGTTTAACGCAAGCGGCATCTTTACTCTTGATATGACTCCGTGAGGTTGATTCGTGGCTACTAATTATCCTGATGATCTTGATACTGACGCAATTATTGGCGGTGGCTCAAAGCCAGCGTCAGACGACGCGCTAGATTCGTCGGTTGGTCAACCCACTCATGCTGGTATGCACCAGAATTTGGGCGATGCCATTCTGGAAATTGAGACGAAGCTTGGTACTGGGGATTCAAGTCCGAGTGCTAACAAGGTTCTTGTGTCGTCTGGTACATCGTCTACTTGGGATCAAGTAGCTACGGACATGATCGCTGATAATGCGATTACTTCTGCCAAGATTGCTTCTGGGGCTGTTGACACAACCGAGTTGGCAACAGGCGCTGTTGAAACTGCAAAGATCAACGATAACGCTGTTACGTCTGCAAAGATGGCAGCGACGGTTTCTGTTGACACGGCGTTTTCAGTTGGCAACCTGACCGCTGGCAGGGCGTTGAGCACAAACTCTGCGAACGCTGTTGATTTCTACCGCAGCACAGATGTTACAACTGAAGGCATTATTGTTGGCCGGTCTGACGTAGGCGCTGTTGCAGCAAACAGGTTCATTGTGTACGCCAACGGCGACGTGGCGACCACGACGGCCAGCTACGGCGGTATTTCTGACGTTCGGTTGAAGGATGTTCTTGGTCCTAGCGGTGACCGGTTGGCGCAGATCAACGACATAGAAGTCATCAAGTATCGTTTGACGAAGACGACTGATGGCGAAGGCAACATTGTTGATCTTGATGTGCCGTCGGAGGATTTGCTTGGGTTCTCTGCTCAGCAGTTAGAGACGGTTGCGCCTGGTTTGGTGGCTGAAGGTGAGCACGGGATTTTGAACGTGAAGGTTTCTGTGTTGATCCCGATGCTAGTGAAGGCTGTGCAGGAGTTGACGGCCCGTCTTGAAGCCCTGGAGGGCTAATGGCTACTAACTACCCAGGATCGCTAGACGGCAGCACAGAACAGCCGTCGCCGTCTGCTTCGACGGAGATGGACGACGCCGGGTTCGAGCATGACGTTGTCCATACGAATCATTCTGAAGCGATTATTGCGTTGGAAACGAAGGTTGGTACTGGGTCTTCGACTGCTGTTGCTGATTCGGTGTTGGCTGGTAATGGTACGGGTACGTCTGCGTGGACGACTGGCACGTTGGCAAACGACACTAGTGGAAATGCTGCTACGGCGACTGCGCTAGAAACTGCCCGCACGATTGACATTACGGGCGACATTACGGCTACTGCCGTGGCGTTTGATGGCACGTCGAACATTGCTATTTCGGCTTCGGTCAACAACGACTCGCACACTCACGACAGTCGGTATTACACCGAGTCAGAGTCTGACGCTAAGTATCTGCTGAACACGACTGACACGTTGAGCGGTGCGTTGACTGTCACGGGCAATACGACTGCACAGGGCGATTTGTATGTCGGCAAGAACGGCGGCAGCGACAGCCGCATCTACTTTTACGACGACAACTCAAACGCATGGCGTCAGTTGATGTGGGACGACTCAGCAAATCAGTTCTACTTCGACAGCAGAGTGCGGTTGAACGATGACTTGATTGTTGACGACATCCTGACCGTCGGCCAAACCTCGCTTAACACGGCTCGTCGTCTTTATGTATACGGCGGTTCGCTTGCTTCGGAGATTCGTCGTGAAACGTTGTCAGGGACATCTGGCATTGTTGTGTTTTCAGGCACGGGCGGTTCGTCACGATTCATCTTCTATGCGGACGGCGACGCTGCCAAGATCACAGGCGCAGGCGACTGGCAAGGCATCTCTGACGATCGTCTGAAGACCAAGCTAACGAGTTTGGACGGCGACGACATCTTGACCAAGCTGATGGCGCTTGACCCAACAATGTACGAGCACACTCACACCGTGAACCTTGTGAGTGACGGCAACGGCGACGATGACCTTGAAATCGTAGAGCTTGATGAACCTGATCCTGCTGTTGCTGGTTTCATGGCTAGCGACTTTGAGGCTCAGTTCCCAGAGCTAGTTATGACGAAGGGCACTGACAACATTCGGCATCTGCCGATTGGTCAATGGGACGCAATTCTGACTGCTGGTTTGCAAGCTGCGGTGCAGCGCATTGAAGACCTTGAGGCTCGGGTTGCTGCGCTAGAAGCGGAGTAGCCTGATGACCGCATACCGGTCAACAAATACTTACCGTCAAGACCTGCTTAGGTACGACGGCGGCGTCAACGTTATTGTTACGCCTGCAACCGTTGCGGCAACTTCAACAGTCCCTGCTGTCACCATCTCATTTGGCACCAGCGTTACTGTTTCGGTTGCAACTATCGCAGCTACTGTAACAGTTCCTGCTGTTTCGATTCTTCAAAGCCAAACAGTTTTCGTAGACGCAGTTGCTGTTTCAGCAACAACTCCAGCAGTCACGATTACTGAAGGCACAGGTTTATCGTTCACAGTTTCTACTGTCGATACAACCTCTACTGTGGCATCGGTCACAGTTACTGAAGGTGCTGGCGTCACAATCAGTCTAACGACTGTGTCCAGTTCTGGACTTATTCCAGAACCAGACATTACCGAAGGCAACGGCGTCACAATCATTGCAGCCATTCCGGCATTTGCCAGAATCCCTGCACCAAACGTTATTACCGGCAACGGCGTTCTTGTCTACCGTCCGACTATTCGCTCCTTTGCAAGAGTTCCTGATCTTGGCTTGAAGTCTCAGCCAATTCTTAATGCTGACGCGCCAGGAGCGCTGCTAGACGTACTGCCATACAACACCATCAGTATTGAAAGACGTTGGAAGTCACGTTGGGCTGCCCCTGCTCGCCGTGGAAGAAACATCTTTATTCTTACGGACAACACGATCACAGAACGTTACCCAGTTGATGTTTCAACAATTTCTCGTCAGATTCTTGGTGGTCACGAGGCTCCTGACAATCTAAGCTCAGAAGAGTTTGATTTATTGGTAGA